CATATGATAATGATTGGAATTTGACTATTAATGTACTTCTCTGGATATTCATACCGATCTCCATGTATTGCTCTAGCCTTGGAAACAAACTGGTCATGGGTTAATGTTAATTGTTTTTTAGCATCTTCCAATCCACATTTAGGACATCCTTGTTTACCACCGGTGTGATTGTTGGGTATTTGTTTAAAAGGGCCATGTATTTGACATATGATAATGATTGGAATTTGACTATTAATGTACTTCTCTGGATATTCATACCGATCTCCATGTATTGCTCTAGCCTTGGAAACAAACTGGTCATGGGTTAATGTTAATTGTTTTTTAGCATCTTCCAATCCACATTTGGGACATCCTTGTTTACAATTTAAATGATTATTAGGAGATTGTAAAAATGATCCGTGTGCTTTACATATGATGTTCATCTTGATATGAGCACCAACATATTCATCTGGATATTCGTAGAGATCACCATGTACCGCTCTAGCCTTATAGATGAACTGATCATGGGTTAACCGCTTCTTTAATGATACTCTGGCAATACCACACTTGGGGCATCCCTGTCCTGCAATGTGTGATTCCGGGGTTTGTTCAAAGGCTCCATGAATATCACAGATTATTGTCAACTTATCCCTAAGACCAGTTGCGATCATTGGGTATCTATAGCGATCACCATGAGCCAATTTTGCTCTACGTATAAAAGATGCATTTGTAAATCTAACACGGCCATTACATTCATAGCACCTACTACCATTTAGATGATGCCGTGGTTGCTGGTAGAATACACCATGTTGTGGACAAACAATTTTGATAGGGGTATTCGTTTTAACGTATGGGTCTGGGTATTCATAGAGATCACCATGAACTAACCTAGCTCTTTTCAGAAAATCATCATGGGTTAATTTTTTACTCATTTCACAGTCCAAAAGGGCCAGAATTTCTTCTAGCCCCTTGTTTGATTATAATGTTTAGCAATTATGCAGCAGCGGCTTTAGCTTTCTTAGCTGCTAGTTTTGCTTTCATTTGCTGCTACACGATCTGATGTTCCAGTTTCAGCAGCCGGTTTATCATCAGTAGTGGAATCAGACGCATCTGATTTTTTTAGCACCACGCGATTTGGTTAAGGCAGATTTATCAGTCTCCGCCGATTTACGGTTTTTGAAACGATCTTTTAATGATCCACCAGCATCGGACCCACCCGTTGCAGAACCGCTGGATTTTGCTTCAGGTTTACGGGGTTTCAATCCATATTCTTCCCACTCTGGATTCCATAGACCATCACCAAGACCAAGTGCATAATCGATGCTAACTTGTGCCATCTCTGCCATAACCGTATATTGTTCATCGGTTGGACGTTTGGGTAGATACTTAGTCAGATCAATCAAACCATGCTCAGCCATATATGTAATCTGTTCATCAGTTAGTGCAGTTTGTGACAAGCTCCATTGGCCGGTCTCATAATTGTTGAAATTTTGTTTGGTGGTCTTTCTGACAATATAATTATGACCATTGAATAATGATACAAATTCATCCTCATCCATACCCTCTGGTACTACACCATTGGCCATATTCCGAATATCGTCCATGCTGTATTCACCAGTTGGGAGTGCATCAAAGCCAGAACTTGGATCGGTTACCGATGATTGAATCAGCGAAAACAATGATTTTGGAAATTTCATTGGAATCAATTCATTCGGATTCTGTTGTGATGTTCCACCTTTAATGACAAAACCTTGGAAAAGATAGGAGTATCGAATCCAAAATTTAAGAGCTACTTTTTCCAGTGCATCCCCTTCAGCCGATGCCCCCGAATCTTTTAGTTCTTTAGCTTGCTTGAATAGGTCACGTGTGATGTTGGCAACCGGACATTGTCCTTCACCAGCTTTGACATACATCTCAAGGCATGGAACGGTAAATTTCCAAATTTCTTCATCATTATCTGGATTTACGAATTCCAAAGCAATTCGTTTATCGGCAGTCCAAAACCCACCTGTTAGTGCATCTTCATACAATGCGAGGCGAACGGTAGCTGCATCACCTACATTCATATCACCCATGGGGGACCATATGGAATTTCCACCCCCCGATGGTGTACGTTCTTTGATTCCTGATCTCATTCCTGATAGTGTTAATCTAGCCATGTGTTTGTTTCCTTATGTTAGCTATGTTAGTTTCAGTTTTAGTTTATTGTATTGGTTCATTGGTATTGTATTCACACACCAGTTGATCCAAAGCCACCTTCCCCACGTTCAGTTTGTTCAAGGTCTTCTACTTGAATCAAATTCGCCTGAACAACAGGACAGATACTATTTGGGCAACCCTCATCCCTCTTTCAACTGTGAACCTACGTCCTGACAGATTGGTAAGAAGGATTTTGATCTCACCCCGATAATCGGCATCAATAGTTCCCGGTGTGTTGGTTACCGTGATACCATGTTTTGCTGCCAAACCAGACCTCGGTCTAACTTGTGCCTCAAAACCAGCCGGAACAGCGATTGCAAAACCCGTAGGGATTACAGCCGATGCTCCAATACTATTTAGGAAAATTGGTTTATCATTTGCTGCATAAACATCGAATCCTGATGCCAATTTACTTTGATGCGATGGCATTGGTAATCCTTCTCCATGTGGAAGAATTCGAATCGGAACATCTATACTGTTGTGTACGCCCGTAATGGGAACAGATTGTTGTGGGTAACCGAATTGTTCAGCAATATCGATCATCTCTCCCATTGTTTCAACCACATCATTAGTAGCATCATCTGTGGTCCCGTCTAGTTGGTCTAATAGTGTCATTGATGTAGTAGTATCAGTCATAATAGGTTCCTCTTGTGTAACAGTTATATTGGTATGATATGGGGTAGAATCAAGATGATTAAATAATTTATCTTCCGTATTTAATATTACTGTATGACTATAGTCATAAAATGGTTCACCAATAATGAGTGAATCACTCTTGGATGATTTAAATAACATCGTCATATATTTTAGTATGTTTCTGAATCTATTCATGGATAGGGATATAGGTTGGATCAATCATAGTTCAAGATCAATCATTAAAATACAGGCAACATTGGTTGATTATCGGGATGCGTTTCATCATCTGGATCATAATCTTCATCTACAGTTACCTGAATATAATCATCAAGATCGGGTTCCTGATCACGAATTTCGTCTATGAGATGGCACATCAATATACCTGAAAGCACAATATCATCTTTAGACCCTTCCTTAGCAGCCCATGATGCGCCTGTTCTGACAAAATTCTTTAATTGACTAGATAAGAATTTTGACCGAACCGTGAATAGATTTCGTTCAATCAACTGCTTTAACTCTTGTGCATATCTACGTTTGGATGCATTTGTTGTAACCAATCCCCTATAGGCACTGATTGCAGATTTGTTCGATTCACCACGTGCATTCATAGATATTGCTGTACTGTCAATTAACCAACCGGGGAATTTTTCTTCACCAACACGCTCAATGATCCTAATAATACCAATTCCAATAGAATTTCGCTCTACACTATAATAAGTGTTATTAATACCATTATGGTTTGGGTCATTGTTCTGCAACACATCAATCTTACATAATATTCGTCTAAGCATTCTGGCTTGTTCGTCTTGATCCGATTCGTTATCGTTCCATTCTGCAACTTGTAATAATGATGGAATTTCCCACACCTGAATTGCACAGTCATCACCCTGACCATCACCAGATGGGTCCATAACAACCGCATAGGGGGTATTAGGACGTATCTGCTCATACCACCTAACGCCCCACTTATCAACAAATCTGGGGTCTCTGACAGAATCACGGAATGCAGCCAGTTTGGCCCCGCTAATCAATGTGTTATCGCCAGAAATAAAACAGCACTCATACTCGCGCATCCATTCTTCGTGTGTTAGACCAGATCGAAGTTGAACATTTTTGAATGCAGCCCCACGGTATTTTAATATTTTACCATTTTTATCAAGCTTGTCTGGAACACTAGTCCAGTGGGCGTGGAAACTAACAAATGTTAATTCTTCATCTTCATCCTCATCCTCTTCAGTTATAGTATTAGATAATAAACGCTATTTTTTCTTCAACAAGTTCATTTTCATATATTGTTTCATATGTATCTTCAACAACATCTTTAACTGCATATCGTTTAGCCAGTTTATCTTCCCACACATCACTGAGTGGCGATGGTTTTGCGTTGAACCATAATTGAGCAAACTTCGCCTCATCATGATCTGGGGTGGATGTTATTATACAATCACCTCCGGTTGAAAGTGCCGCAAAGATTGACACCCAGAATTGAGAGGCAATTCCTGGCGCGACGTACGCAAATTCATCCAAATAAACCAGGCTGGGGGATTTACCACGTCCAGATGTCTTAGTGGTTGCAGATGTCATGACTTTTGAGCCATTGTCAAAAACCTTAGTTTTCACATCATCTTTTGATATACCCGCTTTAAGAAACCACGGAAGTTCCTCGTAAGCATAATAAAGGCGTTCCATAATCTCATCTGCACCCCCTTGATCCTTGGATGCGATGAATATAGTATAATCGTCATTGAACATAGCCTTCCATAGAAGATATGCAGCGGCAGTGGCAGTTTTCCCGCATTGTCTGGATAACATCGATATACACCGTGTATTATTCACGTATGTTTGTATCAACCGTTCTTGAAATTCATACAGATTAAAAGGGAGTGCACCGTGTTTAGGATGTTTTAGTTTCACATATGTCTTTATGAAATATATTGGGTCCTTTGCACATTTTGCAATTTCTTTAACCTGTGCAAGTGTGAAGCTTTGTTTATATCCCTTGGGTTTGGCTTTTTTACCATCAAGTTCTTCAGGGGTCATTTCCCATTCAATCATAGCAATACCAGTGTTAATTACTATGGTATTTAGTAGATACTCTATAGTTCGCCATATATAATGGTTTATTCAAATGAGATTAAACGGCATCAGGGTCCATTGGAATGAACCGATTTTTGGGAAGTCCAGTACGATTGGTGATGATTTCCACAGCTTTCATCCTAGCGCTTTCATCATTATCAGCACGAACCACAACAGAATGTTCTTTACCAGTATCCTGATCAACAAGTTTAACGGTCATTGGTTTACCCCGATCACGCACACCGGCATCATCTGGGTCTTTTTGCATTTCTGTTTCTGGATATTTCACAGAATATTCAATAACACCATCATGTTTAGCTTCTGTTACAATTGTGGCTTTTTTCACTTTATCAATGTATTCATAATTATCTGGGCACTTCTTAAATGGCCCCATGATAGTACCATTACTACGGGCTTCATTCTCTACTAGGTAAAAACCGTGAGGAACCGGTTTTCCCACCATATTCATCACTTCACGGTGACTAGCGACGGCCCCTTCATATACATCACGAATTATATTATTTTCTCTACTACCAATAATATCTTTCATCAGATCACTAACAAGAGAATCTGCACGGGCTTGACCAACCTCTTCTTGTGAATCTTTCCCTTCGACCTCTATGGGGTGTGCATGTTGTTCAGCATCTGCTCCATCCATAACAACCTTATCATCCTTATCAAAGAATTTAATTTTGTCATCTCTAATACGTGTGAATAATGATACGGACTGAATGGCAGGTATTGAACTAATTGGACCAGACATTATTACTTTGTCAAAGTATAGTGGAGCGAACGGATATTTTGAAAAAGTTGCTAGGTCTTTATCTTTGACCTTTAACTGAACACCATTTGGCTCAACACTAATCAAGCCATGTTTTTTCAGGGCCAATCTAATTTTATTCAAAACTTCATCGGTATGGATATTTTCTACTGATACTAATTTATATTCATATGTTTCTTCAGTTTCCAGAAGATGTGCGAAAAATGGTTTCATCGTTATTACCCCATGCTTATACTATAGTATTTAGGTATTCATGATTATTCATCTTCATCACCGGCCATTGCAGATATCAAATCTTCTCTGGACCCAAAATAAAAATTATTATTGGTATCACCGGCACCACGCTTGGTTGGTGCTACAAATTCTGCTTCTTTCAATCGCATCTTCTTTTTATCATCTTGCGTTTTCAGTTTAACCTTAATTGCCTCTAGTGCAATACCAAGTGTTGCGTTTGCTACTTCAATATTTCTAGATCGGTATTTGGGTTCAATAGACCCTATATCATCAAATAGATTTTCTTGATACCCCAATGAAAAATCAATCACACGTTGAAGTTCGTGTTCACCTTGTAATTGTTTCCTATCAATATCCTTCATTGATGGAAGGTCATCATTATCAATGGTTACAATCTCATGTGGTTGTATCTCAACTATTTCGGTTGCTGTTTCTTCTGGGATATCCATACCCAATATTGATGCCATTTTTTTGTTAATCATATCTTTTTCGCTCGCATAGTTCTTCTAACCCGTCTGGCTTTGTTAATTCTATTTGACATCGAATTGGACAGAGCACGTTTGGTTGGTCTTTTACTATTTGGTGCTTTTGCAGATTTTTTAAAGGTCGTTCCCGTAGATGGTTTGGTGGCATAAGTGTGTGTAAAATGTTTTACCGAATGTACTCTAGGTTTTCTATTCTCGTGAAATGCGAATATATCCTTCTCATTTAACACAACAAATTCAGCCGAGTGTCTATCTGCCCATTTAACAGCAGCCATCCACTTAGCTTTATTTCTAGCGATAAGTGCTGCATCTTTATTATTTCTAGCATGTTGATCTAACTGCTCATGCATCGGTTTAATTTCAAACACAAATTGTTTGGAATATCCATCTGATTGGGCCACTTCAACAAAAAAATCTGGAAGGTAAACCTTTTGTCTCCCCGACAATGGATCGTGATATGGAATTTTGGCAGACTCATATGACCAACTTAACACTGATGGAAGTAAGTCGCAGTGCTTGGCCATTTCAAGCTCCCATGATGATTTCAATATCAGTCCCCCAGAACCGCCTTTATATTTTTCTGCATTGACTGGAGTATACTCGTATGTTCTATATCTAGCCATATCAAATTCCTGATAATGTGCGTGATACCAATCCAGATATTTCTGCTGGAGTTATAGCAACATTACCGCCAACCGCTCTAGTAATAATACTTTGTGCAGTGGCGGCAATCTGGGGTACATTAGCAAATGATATATTATCTATGGCAGTACCTAAAATACCATCCAATGAATCAAGCAACCCGTTGCTTTGATCCACAGAAAACCCGCTACCAATTGTAGCATTAGATGGATTTGGCTGAGAGGTTTGATTCATATTAGCATGTCCATCAACACTATATGGAGTGGAATCTGCTGCGGTATGTAACTGGGTATATATTGCATCATGAAAATTGCTATTGTTGATTCCAGTAAGGTGGTAGTATCCCTCGTATTCAAATGAAAACGTAACACCAGGTTGTCCAGCCCGATCTTCATAGTTGAGTGTGTCATGTGCTATTGATGTGATCATCGGATTGATGTATGTATATACATTAACCGAATCTGGATCAGCACCCAAATCATAAACACGTATGGCGTCAAAAAAATGCCGACCATCATTGGCACGTAGTGTCATACCCAAACTAGGTCGGGTCTCTTGTTCTGCTCGCACATCACTTCCATACAAATCATTACCATTACGAAACTCATCAATTGACGTTCTTGCTGGTGTGCCGTTCTGAACACCAGTGGTGCCTAATGTGCCTTCATGTTGATAAAATGCACGATATTCTCTCCAAAGGGCCATCACTATTGATGAGTTATCATCATGGAATCCCATGGATGCCGCTGTATAATCGACTCTCGTTGGTACCAACACTTTTTTATTATTTGATCTTAATGTTTCAATATTAATAGATACTTGAGGATGATCAATTGATCTGAGTGGGGCATATATTCTACCATTATTCAATAATTCGGCCAAATTAGTTTGCATTCTATCGGGTTTTAGTGCATAACTATTAACAAAAAATTCAACTACAAATGTAAATTTGGATCGTGGGTAAACAATAGTTTGCCGTGATGGACCTCGTGGCGATTGTGTTCCACGAACATCCATAGCATGATTATGAAACGGCCATCCCTTTCCTGTTCCATCATTTACAGTAACTGCCATAAAAATTTTCCCTTTTCCCTAAGTATATTTAGCCAATTCATATAAGGATATCATCGTGGAAGTTAAGGTCAGAGACAACAATGTAATGCAGGCATTTAGAAAATTAAAAAAGAAGTTGCATAATGAAGGGGTCATACAAGATATTCAAGATCGTAAATTCTTTGTTAAACCATCAGTCAAAAAAAGATTAAAACGCAAAGAAGCTATCCGGAAGCAGCGTAAAGAATTATCTAAAAGACGTGCGTTAGATTCATAATATATCTTGACATTATGATCATCATCCGGTATAAGATATTTGAAACAACCGGAGAAATCAAAAATAGTCTACTTTTCAAATCTTTCAATGCCATCTCAATGATACTCAACATCAAACATTGAAAAGTGATGGTGCAATGAGTAAAATTGAGTTTATGATATATGCCGATATAGCTTCGGGAACCGATGGTGGATGTGATGTTGATCCGTTGGTTCAAGACGCCATTGATCTGGGCTTGTTTTATCATGTTGCCGATATTCGGGCCGATGATGTTACTGATGTATTTAAAATTGGGAATATGGGACCTGAAGAAAATATTACTAGACATGAACGAATGAGTTCTGTAAGTGTTGGTAATGTGGCCATTAGCACCGAGGATGGAACTGCATGGTTTTGTGATAATATTGGGTGGATTGAATTGTTTGCGGAAACTGCCCAAGCGTTGTTGAAATCTGCAAAGGTATATCAATTGACTAAATGACTGATAGACCGGTTTACATATACAAATGCACTAATCAAGTGAATGGACATGCCTATGTGGGTATAACTTATGATTTTGAATATCGTAAGAAAAGGCATCACATAGATTCCAATTCTGCCGTTTACCCTGCGATTCAGAAACATGGGGTTGGTAATTTTAATTGGGAAATACTAGAAATAGTTAACAGTAGATATGACGCCAATCTCAAGGAAACCGAGTATATCGAGTTTTATGATACGTTTCACAGCGGTTACAATCGTACCAATGGTGGAGAGGGATTATCGGGCATACATGGTGAAGATTCCCCAGCAAGCAAATTTAATGAAAAAACAATCATTGATATCATCAATGACCCATGCTCACATACAGAGGCTTCTAGAAAGTACGGCGTAAATGTCTCAACAATACATGGGATACGTATTGGCAAATCATGGATGCATCTGGATAGGTCAAATGCTCCAGAAGAATATGTTAATGACAAGAAAAAGCTTACATCAGAAATAGTACAATCCATTATTAATGATGATTGTTCACAACAAGATGCATCTATTAAATATGAAATTAGTATTGGTGCAGTTGCTGCTATCAGAGATAATAGAACATGGAAGAATCTAGATCGATCAAATGCGCCAATATATAAAAATGATGTTGCTCATTTAACTGATGAGATAGCACAACAAATCATTAATGATCCCTGCTGTGCAGCAGAAGCTGCCAAAAAGTATAACACCCATACCGGTATAGTTCACGAACTACGAAGAGGATACACATGGGTACATCTGGATAGGTCAAATGCTCCAGAATATGAGGTACAATGGAGTGCAACACCGAGTAACATCCTCATACAAATCATCAATGATCCATGCTCACACAATGCTGCTGTTGAAAAATATAATGTAAAGAGATGTGTTGTAGAGGCAGTTAGAGCAGGGAAGTCATGGACCGATCTAGATAGATCAAAAGCACCAACATATCACAGAGATAACACTAAACTCACTGATGAAATTGCACAAGCTATCATTGATGAGAAAAGCAATCACACACAAGCTGGTAAAAACTTCAATGTCAGCAGGGGTTGCATTACTGCTATTCGATCTGGAAAAACTTGGAAGCACTTAGATAGATCAAATGCTCCCAATTATAAAATCTATAATACCATTAGAAACTCAAAGAAGCACTGACCGAGGCTCCGCCAGTTGTTGTACTGGTGGAACCAGTAATGTTTACACAGATATACCGTTAACCGTGATACCAGACCCACTAGGAGCACCAGCACCAGTTGAAATAGAACCAGCTTGTGCTTGTATTTCATCTGTGTGGGAGAATGTCCCCATACGATTTCCATCTTGATCAAATGTAATTACATTATCATACCGGAAACGAACTGATATCTCTTTTGGGGTCGCTTGGTCATATGCCATCTCACCATCTTCAACAGAGGTTAGTGTGCAACCGGCATAACAATATTTACGAATAATATTTGGATCAGTTGCAGTACTACCAGCCGATGCTCCACCAGCTAGAATGTCAACATCCATCTCATACTTGTAATTCTCGCCGGCTCTGCTCATGGTTTGGTCAAAGAAATTCTTTTGTTTTGCCACTTGATTTTCAATACGTTTGCGGATAGTATTGGTAATATCATCCATAAACACCATAGTCCCTTCACCCCACTCTCCACGGGTTTGGATATAAACCGCACTTACATAGCTATACAAGGTAGCCATTTCAAAAGACACCGTGGGTAATGAAACCCGCTTGGCCATTCTTGTGATATCATATGGTGCCAGTTCCGAACTAGCCCCAAAATTGTGTGTAAGAATTCTCCAATGCGTGGATAAAATTGGTTGTATGGCTGCGCCTCTTGACCCATCAAGGCCCGGAACTCCGAAATTCGCTAATGAATTCACTGACATTTTGGTGTACTCCCACTAAATAGTTGTTGACAACATGCGTATACTCATGTTGCTATATTCATTAGTATTTAGGGCAGCTAACCGGAGAGTATGGCTTATGAGCATCAAACGTGCTGAAAGATTTATTAAAAATGCAAAAACAATTCATCCTGTTGGGTTATATGACTATTCACTGGTAGTAGATGCATATGTGAATGCAAGAACCGCAGTTCCGATAATTTGCAATAAACATGGTGGGATATTTATGCAGAAGCCCACAGTTCATTTTAATCTTAAATGCGGATGTCCAATATGTAATGGTGGAGTTGCATCAGATACTGATACATTTATTGCAAAAGCCCAAGCCAAACATGGAGATAAATACGATTATTCTAGAGTTGTGTATATTGATGATGGAACCCATGTTGATATCGGTTGTCCAACATGTAAAAAGTTTTTCAGACAAACACCCAAAAAACATCTTAATGGTGCTGGTTGTAATATTTGCAACACCGGTGTTGCAATGAATACGGACGATTTTATTAAAAAAGCCATCGCTATATGGGGTGACAAAAACGATTATTCTCTGGTTGATTATAAAAAATCATCAGAGCAGATCACTGTTATTTGTAATGTAGATTCATCCCATGGTAAATATTACCCAACTCCAAGTAATCATATTAAACCAAACGGAACTGGATGTCCGAAATGTGGTGCTATACAACGGGCCAATTCTAGAAAAAAACCGATTGGGGATATGCTTACTAAGATTATTAGAGTGCAAGGTGATAATATCGATTTTAGTCTATTTGAGTATAAAGGATATCATGAGTATGTAACATTGATATGCACAAAAGATGGACATGGAGAATTTACAAAACTTTATTCTAATGCGTGTACTGGGCAAGGGTGCCCAAAATGCATGAAAGAAAATTATGTCCATTCATCACCAGCAGAGGAAGCATTTCTCAATGATATAGATGCGAATTGTGGTGAATCACTACTGATACGCAATACCAAAGATATTATCAAACCATTCGAGTTAGATGGGTATTTTCCAGAGCAAAAAGTCGGTATTGAATATTGTGGACTATACTGGCATAGTGAAGAACTAGGCAAGACACGTAATTATCATCGCGATAAAATGAAACTCTGTAATGATCTAGGTGTTCAACTAATTACAGTATTTGAAGATGAGTATCTTAATAATCCATCCATAGTCATCAACCGGATTAAGCATATAATAGGTCATACATCAGGGTCTGTGTATGCTAGAAACTGTAATGTTAATGAAATTGATTTACCTACTGCACGAGATTTTCTTAACCAATATCATATACAGGGATACACCGGTTGCTTCGCTCGATATGGACTATTTTACCATGATAAGTTAGTTTCTGTGATGACATTTGCTAAACCAAATTTATCAAAGGGATATAAAGATGGCCAAACGGGGGTATTTGAGCTTTCTAGATTTGCATCATCAACATTAGTGGTTGGTGGTGGTTCCAAACTTATTAAAGCATTTGAACGGATACATCACCCCAATGAATTATTAACGTATGCAGACCTTCGGTGGGGTAACGGTGATAGTTATATCAAAATGGGTTTTGAGTTCATACATGACACACCACCTAATTATTGGTATTTCAAACGGAGGAATAAACGCACACATCGTTTTGCCTTGCGTAAAAATTCATCAGATGACCAATCTATCACGGAATGGGAAAATAGAAAACTACAAGGATGGAAACGAATTTGGGATTGTGGAAGTCGTAAGTTCACCAAGTCATTTATTTAGATAGTCCATGATAGAAGTATGGGATTCCATATTCGATATTAATTGACATTACATCAATCAAATCATCACCGCGTGCTAATGATATGAGCGCTTTAATAGTATCTGGGTGTGATATTAACAGTATATTTTTATTCAGTTTCAATTCTTCTATAATAGGTACAAACCATTCTCGCAACCGGTCTTGAACATCTGCAATTGATTCCCCATGCAAGGGTGGTTCGAATGGATCACGTTCCCAAGCCTTATATTGTTTGGGACTCATACCCTTTCGGATATCAGCATACTTTCTGCCCTCATAGGAGCCACCAGATCGCTCTCTAAGCTCTTCCACCAGTATCCATGGGGTATCATCAGGTCGGGCCGCTAAAATGGCTCTAAGCGTCTCCTGAGCCGTATAGAGATCACTGGAATATATTTGATCAAACTGGTATACAGATAATGTTTCGGCTGCATCTTCAATTTGCTCCAATCCCAAATCAGTGAATGGCGAATTGCCGCGACCCAAAAACACTTTATCCAAATCAGATTGTGTCTGCCCATGTGCGAGGAAAACTAGCATCAACAAACCACCATTTCTGAAATAATCCACGGTTTTCCCACTACTCTATTGTTATATAATGTAGATATTTTATCCAACCATTCTTCACTTGGATATGCCCGTGAAAGCAATCTTCCAAACAAAATCTCTATATCTTCTTTGGTGTGTTCATCAGTAATATATTTATTTTCAAATTCTTCATGAGTCAGTACCTGTCCTATATATCTGGGCGGATCGGTTTCTTCTCCAACATCTGCCACAGCAACACCCTTAAAAACAGTGACATCTTCACGTGTGAACCCCACAGTTTTGTCAGATGGATTCCGTGGAATTGTACATTTCACATAAAACTGAATCGCCAGCCGTTCTATATGATCACCAATCCGATTGCTAATAAGCTCACCCACCGAGGATTTAAGTCCTAATTCACCAGTCGCTGGCATCACCGTAATATCATTAGTATCAATAATAGTTGAAATTACATCATCTATACTAGTATATTCATTATTCATAATATATTCCAATACTCCTACTGAGTATTTAGAATTCGGGTAGTGGATATTTAAATATTACTTTTTGGGATGAATTTCAAGCTTAACCCAATCGTCTTTATTCAAGAGATCATAGAGTTCTTCCAAAATATAACCAGATGTTCCTTCTGAAACAAATGGACGGGAATTACCGACAAGATATTCATGTAACTCATACATTTCTGCTACATCTTCTTTAATTCCAGCAAGTCTTTTAAGATCATTCATAGCATCCATTGATCATATCCTCAGTTACTATATATTTAGTCAATTATGTCTAACTAATCTCCCGTATAGTCAATGGAAATTCGATTAGTTGTATTTGAGGAAAAATAATTTAATGATTCAGGCATATTTGGGGGTGATGATTGGGACTTTATATGAGCAAGATATAACAGTACAGTTTCAGCAGTTTTATCATTTACAACTTTTGACATCCACCATGGGGTGAATACCAATGGTCCACGTGATACAAAATCATCATCCGTAATATTCTCCGGAAAATCATTTTTATGAAAATATTCATTTAACCGAATTCTTGCTTTAAAAATATATTTCGTATACGTATTGATGTTCCGTAATTTCTCCAATGAGTCCATCGTTTGTGTTTTGATAGTATCGATGATCCAATTCACCTCATCATCAGTGAACCCATCAAAACTGATTTCACCACCTGTAGAAATCATCCAGTCGTAATTGGATGAATACTTTTCAATTCGGTTAATGTATGACTGGATGTTTCTACATTCTGCTTCCGGATATCCGTTAACCGATAGCATCCCCAATGTATTTGCATGCATCAATTGCACAGTTCCGGAATTCGCCCATTCACACATCTCTTCCTGCAATTCTGATTCAGTAAACCGATTGTGATGATAGATATACCCCCGACATGCTTCAATTGCTCGTGGACCGATTGTTATTTTGATATCAAAAAGACTGGTTACCGCCTTATGAATAATAGACAACCTATATTCATAGTCGTTTAATAGCTTTCGGTAAAACAAAAATTCTGGTTCTTTATTGTTCATTAGTTTTCTTCCATATCAACCATTATCACATATTCCCATTTTGTCAAATAGTCAATAGAATATTGAACAATTATTTCAAATCATCAATTCGAATTGGAACCCCATGTTTGTATCCAATTGGACTGATTAGCCTAATGCCATGGCTATAATCTCTATATTCCCGATAATGGGATTTAGCATTATATGGTTGTATTGGAACACCATTGGGTTTATGCCACCCGTAAATTGCAACAGTGCTACTAGACCTACTAATTCTAATTACATCTTTTTTATGACCGGCTATCAACTTATAAGGTCCCACAATTTGGTTTAATTGTTTATTGATCAATAGATCATGCTTAATAAAATATTTCATACTGGTCATAGCACGGGATGCTGGTAATGTAATCGGCGTTAGATGAACATCAGCAGCCTTCCAGATCGCATCCACCATACCACGGGTGGGTAGGAGCATATGTGCAGCATCAGCCACCCTATAAGCTTCTGTGAGACCCAGTGGCATCCTAATACCATTAACCTTGTAATAATCAGGACTGACACAAATGATAATACCTTTATATGGAACAGCAGATAGTTGTCCACAATGATGTTCTGGTATAACCGAGAGTGGTAATGTTTGGTGTGGTATATTGGCGTTTTCCAGACTAATTGGAACAAGTTTCTCGGGTTTGGCACACATGGTGACAAATAGAAACACTGATAATAATACAAGGTACTTTTTCATCATAGTTACTCCTGATTGTTTAATACGAATTTTAAACTACCGCAATCCCAAATACGATCATATCCATTAGCTTGCATAATTTCCCATTCAGTATTCATCGGATCAGCATCAAACATCTCAACAACCCTAGCCTTCATGAATCCGAACCGATGTTTACGCACCATATAATCCCCACAAGACATATACCAATAACTTGGTGGTGAAATATGCGATAACGTAAACCCTAATTTCTTATACAAATCACCATTAGACCACCGCAAATCAGCATATGAAATAATAGTACCAAAATATCCTCTTTGGAAATGTTTCAACAATTTACCAGCAATACCAGCATATGTTTTTCCATCAGTGGCGAATCTAACCAATTCTACAACAGCACCACTACCGCCTAGTGATTTACGACTGGGATTAAAAGCCATCAATGCAACGAGTTGATCATCACGAAATGCTCCCAGTCTATATTTCATATGTTTGGTTGATCCTTGTATATGATATTGGTTGTAAAAATCTCGTGCAGTTGGAAAATCAATTTCTTTAATTGTTAATTTACGTGCACCAACACCATGTTCCGATTTTCCTAAGAATATTTTTTGATACGAGAGATAACTATGGAATTCTGGGTTACCCATTCATCTTCAAAAATCGTTAATAATCTATAGCCAGCCACTGCCGCTTGTTGATATTTTTCAAGATGATATTTCCTATTCTTTCCATGTAATTCGCTATGCCAGTAGTTCCCACAGTATTCTATGGCAACATGATGGTTCGGGATTACTATGTCTAATTCTTTAGGCTTGAGAATTGTACGGTCATTCCGAGTATAAGTCACCTGTAATTTATCTAGAAAATGACAAATTTCCGTTTCTGCTTTGCTCATGTGCTCCCCACACACCGGGCACCCATGTCCTCGTAAGTGATTTCCTGCCATTTGTGTAAATTTACCGTGTTCTGGACAAATGACAGTAATTTTAGTACGATTGTTTCCAGAGTATATCGATTCATCATAATTATATTGATGCCCATGAACTAATATAGCTTTATCTTTAAATTGGTGTGTAGTAAGACTTCTAATCTTTTTTCTATATTCGTTGGCACACTGACTGCACCCATGTCCTTTAAGATGGTGACTGGGAATTTGAACAAATTCGCCATGAACCGGACAACATATAGTAACTTTCGTTCTGGCATTTACATAATGTACGTGATCATAGCTGTATGATGGAGTTCCATCAATGGAATGAATCTTTTGTGCACGTGTGATAAAATCGTCCATGGTATGTGTTCTTGCAATTACCTGTTTTGCTAATCCACACTGAGGACATCCTTGTGGTTTGGATTTATGGGTGTGGTTTGCCGGTGTCATGCTGAATTCACCATGAATGGCACATTGTATTATAACTGGAACGTGTGCTGTTTTATAATCTGTTAATGAGTATTCGTATATTGGTGTGTTATTTAATTGGTGTTTACTTTTAGCTATCTCAATAAACTCATCAGTTGTTAATTTTTTACCCATAAAAATACCCCTGTGTTATTTCATTCATCACACAGGGGTATTTAGTTATTTAACCCATCATTGTCAATGGAGTTTTAATGTATCCTTTTTTATCTAATATTTTCAATTAGTTAGGAAACGCATCTCCGGTATTAACCAATGTGATAGGAATATAAATAAACTCAATCGACTTAGCTGGACGGATTGCGATATCGACATACAGCGAATTCGCATCAATCTGTGCTGGACTATTATTCGATTCATCGCATCGAACTGCATAATCATATACCGCCCTCAAAGATTTTAATCCTGCCATATATCGTTCTGCCGTGACTTGGGCAGTCCGTCTTGTTACTGGATCATTAATTTCAAATAAGAATGGTTCCATCAATCGTGCCAAATCGTATTTCATTTTAGCAATCAATCTGGCTACGTTAATACGATCCAAGGATGAAGCTACCGCAGCAAACGTTTTTTGCCCGTAGATTACCAGTCCGGTAGATGCTTTGTACATGATAGGATTGATGGCATTTTCATACATCACATCTCTCATAGCGGTTGTGAGTTGTATAGTAGTATATTCACCGGCATCATTCAGATATCCAACTGATGTTGCATTATCTACACGCCCACGATTAAGGCCAGCGGGTGGGAACCACGGTGCCGCAACACTATCAGAATATGCAATGGTGCGCAATACCATATGTGATGGGGGGACCATCACATCCAGTCCATCAACATTTGTACCCAATCCCCATGGAGAATAGAATGCAGCATACGGTGATTTAGCTGAAGAGAACCCACTCTCACCAGTTGTTGTTGCATTATGGGCATTAGTTGTCCATTCAGCAATTGTAACCTCGCGTCCCGTTGGTATACCAGATGGCTTTGTAAATTTGGGTGTATCAGCAACAATAAATGCAACTTCATTATTATCTGAATTTAGTGCCAGCATTTCATCATACACTTCTGGATAGCCGGGTGCTGACATAAGCTGAAAATAATTGACTTCTGCACGGGCATCATCATTTGCAACAACAGCCGCTTGCATGGCTTTAACCACCATGGCTCTAACAGATTTACGTCCAAATGTAGAACCTGCTGCCGGTTTCCAATAATTACCGGTTTCTGCGGTAACTACATAAGCACCGCTTACCAATTTTACCGTATATGCAGTATATGTAGAATCATATTCTTTAACTGTATTACGTGTTATTGATTCACCAGTATTGATCCAGTATGTTCCATTTAATACTGATGTAGCGATTGGATCAGTATCTGTGATATTCACACTATCGGTGATGTCAATCCATTGACTGGACTGCCAGCGCTTAACCACTGGGAAACTATCAAAATTAGCTGTATCAGAGATATCAATCCAAATTGAACCATCTTGTGGTTGTGTTGGTGCGGATGCGGAAATAACTTTTTGAATTGATGTTGGATTGCTAACTGTTGTTGTTGTAATCGGAACCCATTGGTTTCCAAAACCCACATCTGATCCTTCAACATACATTGCAAAATCGGTATATGTTGCATCATACCACAATGTTCCGTTGGTCGGATTGGTCACTGGTTCNGTGGATTGAATTACAACATTCAATGGTATAAATGCCGCACCAGTACCGATGTATAAAGGTCTAGCACCTGTTGTGTTAACTGTAGAAAGGTCTTCCCANACAATACCTTCNGTTGGGGTTGGTTGTGTTATTTGCCGAATGATTGGAACTGTTACAAACACGCCATCAACAGCACGATATTTAGTCAATGATAAATTAGTACCACCTGCGGATGATGTAGTTTTATACCAGTAATCGCCGGTATTTGCACCAACAGGGGACGTAGCAGCCACGTGTAAGTTAATTCCAGCGCCAAACGATGTAGCCAAATTTGCATCACTGGCCACGGCCCAAACACCATTATCATTATATTTGATTAACCCGTCTGAGCTTGAATAATCAAACGCCCAATCGCCATCAGCACCATCAGTGCCGCTAACTGGAGCAGTGGTATAGATAGACCAATTAACTGCGGTCCAGTTAGTCCCATCATACTTAAATATGCCACCAACAGCAGTTGTTGTTTTGATCCAATATGTATTATCAGGGGGTGGTGATACTGGCTCGGTTGTAGTTGCAACCATATCACCCAAATCAATATCAGCACGGATGATATATGCTCTTGACCCACGGCCCAAAAATGAATGAGCAGCCATTAATCCATACTCATTAGTTTCATCACCTTGTACTACTACACCGGCTGATGTAACAAATACTGGATTACCATAATTTTGTAGCAATTCTCGTTGTGATGTAACTATACGAAGTTTGTTGGCTTTCTGTAGTTCCTGCTGCGGTTCCATTACCATCGGGCGTTGTTTTATTAGTTCTGGTTGCTAAAACAATAAGTGGTATAGTTGTGGGGTGTGGCGCGGCATAAATACTTTGGTCATTAACATAGGCAATTGCACCGGCTGATGTAAGGGTTGGCATTTAAAATATCTCCCGTTATATAAACTTGCATGAGTATTTATGTATTTTAAACACAATGGAATCACTATAGACGCCAAAATCAATTATCTGATTGATAATCATATTTGCGTTGGGGTCTTTCCAGTTCCCAAAGATTCAAAGAATAATATATCATCATCGGATGCACGTATTACCAACCCATCCAATGTGTTCATTGAATCAAAATCCAAATTATCTTCTAATTGCTTGATTGGAACAGTAACCTCATAAATATATGTAGTATCATATACTTTAGCCGGTGGACTCATCCAAACAACTGTTGAGAAATTTAATTTAAAGATATATAGGGGATCAGTGTCACCACCGGATGGAACTGCCTTTTCCATTTCAACATCACCGTCAAAAATCAATGATGTTAAAAATGTCCAATCGGCTGGAGAATTGGATAATTGAATTTCCATGTCTGGATTAAATACAGTGGTGATTTGTTCCAGCAATTGATATCCTTCATCATTGTTGCTGGTCCACATCGATAAACTAACCCCCATATCATATGGGACTGGCATAAATCGCTCAACGGTTTTCTTTTTACCCGCTTTACCAGTCAGGAGATTCCCATCTGGGTCTCTGGCCCGTTACAAAAAAATTATATTTCTCACGGTGTTGCGGACTTAGTCTCCAATCGGATTTTTGAGTTAGCCTATTCATATGAAGTGCCATAATAGGTAGATATCCAGTGGTATTATCCTGATCACCCCGTGGACCAATGATATACCCTGCAACCCTAGACATGTCACCATAAATGACGGGAACATCCCTAAATCGAGATTTTCCATCCCGTTGGGTACCCGTCAACACTTGGTATCCAGAAAAACACGACATAATCTGAACTAGCATACGCTGTAATTGTTTATCACCAAAATATGGTTTTCTATATATAGCCATGATATTTCTCCACAACTATATTTAGGATTACTTTTAGGATTTTAACATCTTCACCGGAGCTAAACCAACGGGGTATTACAATTAGGTTCCAAAAATCAATTCAACTCGGTTATCAATATCGCCCAAATAACCAATATCTAATTGTTTTACCCGAGACCGAGTTATAATACGACCCATATTCCGTTTTTGGATATCTGGAATTTTATCCCATGTATCATCATCAATCAATGTGGTATATGGAACGTGTTTATAGTATGTGCCTAATTGATCATTGATAGAATATTTGGTATAGTAATCTACTCCCTTCTGAGACATCATTTCTATCATATCTTCTTGTTTCATTCCATGCATTTCTTTAGGAGAATATAATGTTCTACATGCAGAATTAATTCCATTTTTTCGAGCATCTTGTGCTCTCCAAAGCAATGTATTAGCCGCTTCATTTAATGTTGGTACAGACCATATCCTACTATCAAAGTGTGGACATGCATCTAGTATGTTATTAATTCCACAAGATGTCATCAATTGATAATGTTCGGTCGTTAATTCTTTATATAGTTCTCTATGAAAGATGGCAGTTGTCATTGATGCAAGAATACTTGTAAGCTTGTGAGTACGGCCCCCAAAAAATGGTTCGCTATTCCCCTCAATGGGTTTAAAAATAAGGGTTATTTCATCTGATTGGGTATACCCAATAGTAGCTTGAGTTACGTCAAGCAGTCGCTGAGTCGTTCTACGCATAGCATTTGAAAATCTGGGATCAAATGGCTTATGAAACTGTTTGGCAAATTGACTGAAATTCCGACCATCCATGCGAGCAATTATGGGGAGAGTAAAATCCAATTTTCTATTGGTTTCAGTACTTTCATACCCCTTTATGCGATCACCAAAAGTATCATTATTCATTACGGATTTCCTTTATATACTGGAATCAGATTTTGATCAGTGGGTGGGTCATATATTGTTGTAAGATAATTGATGAACCCATCCACTTGTTTGTATTCGGATCGCAACATGGCATTCTTTTTGGCCCGTACTGGATCATTTTCAAAATATTGAAATGATATGGCAGCACTGGGATATTTATCTGATAATATTACCGTTGCCCGATCCAATATAGCTGGATCACAAAAATAAGGATCAGTTATTACAAAATCACCACTATCTGGTAATTGGTCCAATGTTTTTATATCATCAATCACAGGAATACCCAGCGTATTGGCATAATACGTTTTTCCAGATGCTGGTAATCCTATGATCAATACGATGTTCATGATACAAGTTTATGTTCCTTAAGGTAATCCCAAACCTTTCCAACATCAAGGGTCATCAAATTGTAGTCAACGTAATTTCCGTAATATTCATGTTCAGTACTGAAAGTGATATCTGACCACATATTAGCAATTTTTGTGTAATGGAGAAACGGAATATTTGGAGCAACTTCCAAGAACAAATCTGGCATAAATCCCTTAGTTTGATCCGGTTCATCCACACCAGTGCTATAAATATTGGATTCACCACCCCAACAGTTTCCACCAGATGACCCACCAGTCTCCCATTTGACTACAACAACGCCTTCGGTATACGTATATCCATAGTCATCGGTAAAATCATTCTTATGAACACACGATTGAACGCAGTTAACAAATTCTTCATAAGTCATTGCTCAACCCCCAGTGATTTAAAAATTGTATGAGCTTTTCGTAGATCACCCACCGTAATTTGGCTATCTGGACCATCTTCCCATCCTTCAACCAATGTTTCTTCATCACTGAAATGGTTCCAACGCTCTGCTTCATCTGCAAATGGTTTTAATGCATCTAGTAGCATTTCAATAATTGTTTCCATCATTTGGCCTCTTTAATTTTAGGACGGTTGATAAAGGTTTGTTTAACTCCATCACGGGTGTCGTGCTTAACCACAGTAGCAGTAACTTCGATAGTAGTGCCTTCATCACCATACCGTTTGGTGCCCTTACCAACGATAACATTACCAGCAGCATCTTTCATCAAATTGATGTAGACCAACCCCCACTGGGATTCAAAGTTAATAACCCGATTTATGGTCAATACCCAATTGCGACGTTCTTTGAGTTCACCAACAAATTCAGACTTGCGATCTGCTTCAAGAGCCGCAGCACGTTTCTCTTCCGCATCAGCAACCCATTGTTCCTTACGTGCCAAAGATTTACGGACAACTTCCGTTTGCTTATCACTAAGCCCACCAAATTCTTGCAGTTGTTCAGCCAAACCAAACATAAAATCGCCAAATTTACCGGCAAACATATTTTTAACCATAGGATGGACTTCAGAATGAACATCAAATTGATCATCTAAACGGTATTGCTCATGATGATAGTCATATGTAGCAAGATCAGTATTGTCCCACAGTGCCTTGGATGCAGTCTCATATGCATCCTGATCTTCAGGGTCCTTGGTAAGGACCAAATCAGCAAATTCGCCAGAATGCATCAGCCAGTCATACAGGCGTTGAGCATCTTCATGATTTGCAAACCACCGCTTGGAGCGTCCTTTTCTTGCATTATTTTTAATATGAGCATTAGCACCAGCAATATATGCAGTTTCGTTTTCAACATAGCTGGGAACATTGATGTTGTACATGATAGGCTCCATTGGTTTCTTCATGAATAAACTAACAGGAATTTATCACCTTGTCAACAATTATTTAATCTGGAGTGCTGATCTTTGTTCCATCCAAATTTTTCCCAACCAATTCTCTCCAACCCAATTACCATTGTGGTTGGCCATTCCCCAAAATAATCCATTACCGTGTTGTCGTTTCGTGACATCTTCAACAATTATTTTATCATCAGTTGCCAACAAATCCTCATACAAATCATTGGTAACAAGTTTAGATGAAACCACCAATCGCATAAGATCAAGATCGGCATCGCTGCATGGTACTATTTCAAAATCCGAACGATACCGGTTGATCATCATTTTAGCATCCATTGGTGATTTGATATTATTCAATGTATTCCGTATTGGATGACCAATTGGAAATCGCAATGCTTGAAATGCATGTTCTGCGGTCTTCCATGTCATCCCGTCCAAGAGAACACGATGATGGGACATATTAGACATCCAACCATATGGGAGTTTAACTTTCGTGAAAGTTATCAATTCCCCATAGCCTCGATATGTACTTTTTCTGAGAGAGCTAGATTAGTTGGGACTCCAGCAATCACAAATTCCAACAACTTAGCACGTGCTTTGGATGATGTAGACATCCCAGCATTAACCAAAACCTCGGTGGCATCCCGTGATTCCAGCCAATCATAGGCATCTTTGATACCATCTTTACGGGCTAATTCTTTCATTCGGGGCATCGCTTTGGTTTTCCACTCAGGATCATCGTTATTGCGCAATTTGTATTTGGTTGCAATTTGATTTAACCGATCATGATTATTGGGATATCCAATCCATTCATCCAGAGATGATAGAACCACCGAACACCATAGTTGTTTGCACCGAGTGCCTTGCTCATTTTGATCTACAAGTGATTTAATATCATTTGGCATATTAATTCTCCGTTTCTGGTTATAGTAGCTACTAGAGTAACAAAGAATTATAATATTGTCAAGGTTTAATATATATGGTAGCTTTTAATCATGAGTAACATGATATACCTGAATAGTTTCTTCCGATTCATTTAGCGTATCGGATTCTAACTTTACCACATCTGGTTTCCAATACTCGGTATCGTCAGGAAGCTCCACCCAACTCATACCTTGATAATAATTCTGATCCCACGCTGGATTAATTGAATCTGGCATCACCGGTTGTATATCAGGGTCAGATACCGCTAGAACAATGGGGTTTTTTATAGATGAATCCCATCCACCATCCATAGCATAATCTTCAGCGGTTTCAATATCATTGAAAAAATATACCCCATATCCCAAATCGCCATAACCACCCATGAACCCATTGGCCATGATATCATCCACGGATGATCTTTCCGTCACATGATATTTGTAGTCTAAAGTTTCGTGTATATTCGGTAGAAGAGTTGGTTTACTAACTCTTCGAACTCCATTAATATCAAAGATTCCAGCATCATATGCCAGCCGTTTCATAAACTGGTATGGAACATCCAAATTTGATAATCTCAGTATAGTATCAATTGGATTTTGATCACCCTGATCTTTGAGTTTTTTAATAGCAGCGAGGGCCAATACTGCATTGGGAGATTTCTTCCATAGTTTATAAATTAATGGCCTAGCAGCGGATTTCATCAAAACTTTAACTATTGGCATTAATGTATCCTTGTTATCGGCAAAAAATGATTCGTTAACGGATGCAGTTAGTTGTTGTGTGCGGTCTAATTCATTGGTTGATGATCCGTCACGATATATGCCGGTTACTGTAACATCAGCCCCTCGGTATAATCGCATCTCTTCTTCGTCCTCACCATATGTCAGTGCTGTTATCAATGTTTCAGACCAGTTTATATCATGTTGATCAACCAACCCAACCACTATCATAATTACATGATTGGGTTTTTGTGTACCCCAGTATGCAGTTGCAGACTCTTGGCGGTAACTCCAATATTCACCCAATGGAATACTCTTATATTGACCGCTACTTACCCAATCTTCGGGCACGGACAACGCTCGGTATACCACAATCTTGGTACCTTTAGTGGTCATCGCTGAGCGTATCCTGTGTAATATATCTTTTGCATCGGCTCTAAGTCGTGGGCGCACCCATTCTATAAAATCGGCTGGATCATTATCTTCATCATCCGAGAATTCATCAAAATACCAGTGTTGCGTTATATCACCATAATTAATTACTTGATCAACCACATCATCCAAATCAACCACATCATTAGATTCGGTAATATCATTTGTGTTATCATGTTTGACATGCACAATATCATTTCTATCCACTATAATGTGATTATTAGATACAGCCCCATCAAAGAATTCAATACTGTCTTTCCAATCGCGTGGTTTGGAATACCATTCATCATATAAATCAGGATCGACATCTTCATATGCATCGGCTAATTGATCATTTGGTTGCAGATCAAGTTCTGTTGCTGGTTTTTTAAATATCAAATCACCATATGCTTGAGCAGTATTCAACGTACCCCAATATGATGGAGCATCAATTCCGTTTGCTAATATATCATCTAGATTATCAATGAATGTACCATGATATACCATATATGGACGATCATTGGATTCGGTATTTTCATTAACAGTGGCATTTACTACCCTATCAAATGGTATTGGTCCATCAGTTACAACATATAATTTGTCACCCCACTTTAGCTCTCCAACCATCCCCACGATTATATTCAAGTTTAACAATTACATCATCTGGTTTATTTCTATATTTCTCATCTGGTTTCTCTGATGCATGTATTCTACCATTTTTACCAGCAATAAACTCACCAGAATTTTTAGCAGTTTCATATTCGTTTTTACTCATGATGCGATAAACATATTCAGGATCATTACCATCATCAGTAGTAACCATGGGATCACCACTATCATAATTCTCAATCCATTCATTAATATCAATTTGTTTTATGTTTCGTGGATCAAATACAACAGTAGTAAGTGATTTGATTTCTTCACCATCGTTATTGGTGTCCCATTCTTCGAATTGAGCACTATCATGGCCTTGATCGATTAGCCATGGAACAAAAACTTCTCCCAAATCCCCATCAAACAATTCCCATAAATCATCCGCAGTAGATCGTGCAATACCCGTGGCATAAATCCACGTTGTTCTCTGGTCGGGATCATGTGCATCTAATTCTAAAGAAAAGTCATAGGCCAGATTACGTAGATCAGTAGCAATATTATGAACATTTAAATCATATTCTTGTACATTGCCATATATGGCAGCAAAATCTGGATTATTGGTGAAAAACGAGCCAAATCTAAGAATTTTTCCTGTACTGAAATTCGTAGATATGGTGCCCATACGCGAATGTGCAAATTCCGGATTATCCTGATCATTCCCATGATATGCTATTAATTCCAGAAGTCTCATATCAAATCATCCATATTTGTTTACAAACATATTTAGGTATATGTTTGTAAACTCTACGATTGATCAGCAGGTGCGATCATGTATGGATGTAGGACCACATCTATCATGTTGTAGCTTGGACCGAATTTGTGGAGACCAAACAGATTTAAATGATAATATATCTCTTCCACGGTTATTATGCCCATTGGACCCATTATTTCCTTGAAACCATAGCATCATCCCCCTAACAGTCATAGTTGTGGTGCTGCCAATTAATTCTTGATTTGGTTTTAGGAATTTAATATAATCATTCATTTCAGCATCATTATCTCTTGCCATCCATTTATATAATTCATCTTCATGTTTCATTTACCAGGAATTTTTTCAATAGATGTTTTTGCAGATATAGTCATGAATAGATGGTGGTTAAATCCATTTTGTAAAAACCACAGCGAAAATAATGCTCCCATATAATGGCCTTGCTGATATGCATTATTAACATCTGGTGATATACCAGTATTATCTGGGGGTAGAGGGAGTGTAATGGGATCACCAGCATTATGTCTCAAATAACCAGTATGAAAACCCAACATCCCATCAATGCGATAATCTGTACCACCAATAAACGCATAGGCACATGCACTTAAACAAATCCTACCTGGTGCTATAGATACTTTCAACTGGTTGTTGGAAAAAAACATTCCAAGCTCAATCCCAGACATTGTTAATCCACCGGGTGATGTTATATTTACCTCATCAATGTATGGGTATTGCTCATGTGCAAATCGGATAACATCAGTGGTAGTTGCTCCAATTGGTCCCACATATGCTATAATATCACGTATTACGCCATTATCATTAATCCGTAATATAGCCATATTAGAAGAATCATTAATCCAATTGAAATTTTGATAATTCGGTGTGGTAATCGGTGCATCGTATGGTGATGGATCAGCTATAACGAAACTAGATAATACCGATATAATTAATGTAGATATGATAGTTTTGACAATGTGTTTCATGTTGTTTCTCCATTCTATATCTAATATATAGGTATATTTGATATCATTATGCAACCATACCTAGTTATCACGAGTTTCCGTCATCATTGCTAGGGGATGGTAAACTACGGTGTTCTCGGTCGGTTATCACATCATGTATCGAGCGCAGTTTCCATGGCCGTTCATTGTCAGTTTCAGATCGGTCAGACATATGTTCTCTGAGTTGAACAACCCAATTATATGGTATCCAATCACGTTTCCGGTCAATATCACGGAGAACCCAACGGCTATTCTGAAGCCTGTACAGGCGGTTTGGTACTAAATCGGTGCGGAGATACCAATCACCCTCAGATGCGTCCACAGGGAAGCTCTGTCCCTGTCTCACAGGCTCTCCGTTATCCGGCTTACCATCATTCATCCATCTATATGGCTTTCTTGATGGATGATCTGGATCAAACCACATAATAGTGGAATCCCACCAAGTTGTATTTGCATGTTCACCAGCCTTTCCTTGAATAGCTTCGGTGACACTCATTAGTTGTTTTTCATTAGATATTTGATCAGCCAATGATTTGCCATATTCATCTTTGACATTCTCAAAAAGGTCTAGAAATTCTTGTTGATGTCTTAACGGCTGAAGGATAACACCAACTACATGTTTTTGATATGTTGGATCATACCCACCCGGTGCCCACGATATGTCCTTGACCACATACCACTTATTGGCAACCCGACCATCCGGCCCAACTTCACGTAAATGTGGAAGTTCAACTACATCACCCTGAATGAACCTACGTCCTAGTTCATTTTCAACTTGATGTTGTGAGTACTCGATTGATATTGTCTCCGAACTCTGGAATCCGAACCGTAAAAGTTCCATCTCGCTTGATGATATTTGATAAATTCCTTTTAATCTAGGGATTTCATCAAAGTTATAACTGCGGTCTCTATTTTCTCCGAGGATGGGGTCCTGAATGCCTAGAAATGAATCAACTGTGGTAGCTTTTTCTGTGGTGCCAGATTCATCAACCAAGACACCAAGTTCATCACGTTTTTGATCAAAGGTTCCTTGAAGCCTATAAACGTAGCAGTAAATTCCACCGATTTGAAACTGTACATCCACGAGTTGCCTAGCAAAAGTCGAATACTTACCCTGATTCCCATAATTCTCTCCATCATGGGAAAATTCTAACGGTTTAGTCATATCAAACATTGGCATAGAAATTATCTCCTAGATATATTTAGGAAATCTTATTCCAATCAGATTCCCACATTTCGATATAATTGAAACCTGCAACTAATAATGCTTGTTTCTTCATTTGTGTTTGTTCATAAAGTTTTCCATATGAAATTTTATTAGTGGGGTTAATCTCATCAGCTTCATAAATATCTGGATTACCATGCCAATAGTCACCATGAAACTCATATACAGTATTGGTTTCTGGATCGTAACCATCCAGTACATATGGTTTTAGAATACCTTTTACTTCCCGATGTTGGTCATCATCTGGGATGTCTAATGAATCTAACCATTCCTGAGATGGTTTAGATTTTCTACGGTTTTGACATTTTCGGCAACCGCGCCCACTGAGATGATTGGTGGGCGTAATGGTGAACATGCCATGAACTGGGCATATTATATTGACAAGTTCGTTACTTAATGTATATTCGGTTTCAGAATAATCATACATATCACCATGAACTGCTATAGCATCTTTGATAAATTGTTCAGTGGTTTTGATTTTTGTTTCTGCTCTTTTGGTTACCCCGCAATCCCAACATCCGTAACCAGTTAGATGCTCACTGGGTTTTTGTTTAAATTCCCCATGTTTTGGACAACAGATAGTTACCTTTTGGAGAGCTTTGACATATAGAGTCTTTGAATAATCATATGTATCACCATGAACTGCTATGGCATCTTTGATAAACTGATCGGTGTTTTTCGTATTCATGGTGGCCACACGTTCTTTGCCACACACGGGGCATCCTTGGTAGTCTTTGATGTGGTTCAGTGGTCTTTGTTTAAATTTACCATGATTTGAGCATATTATAATAATTGGTGTTTTGTTATTTTTATAATCTGTTTCAGAATAATCATACCTATCACCATGAACTGCTATGGCATCTGTGATAAACTGATCTGTGGTTTTTCTTTTGAGGCCACTACATGAGGGGCACCCTATTCCGATCTTATGATCATGGGGGCGTTGTTGGAATACCCCATGCACTGAGCATACTATATCAATTTTATCATTTTTGAATGGCTTACTCACCAATGAATAATCATATCTATTTCCATGAATCTTTTTAAACTGATGGATGAATACTTCTATTGGTTTACTACGGTTATTCGTTTGGCACTGAGCGCAGAGGCTACCCTGTAGATGATTACCGGCTATTGGATAGAATTCCCCATGCACTGCACATATAACAGTGATTGGATCACACCGTCTGGTATAAACGGTTTTAGAATAATCATATTTATCACCATGAACTGCTATGGCATCGTTGATAAATTGTTCAGTGGTTTTTCTTTTTACCATATGACATATTTATACAATGGGTCTAATTATATATGCGGATTTAGTCAATCGTCCCAATTTAGGAAAATTGTTCATCAAAATTGGTCTACCAGTAGAATTATCACCAACATATCCCATATGGGCACACAGTGCATGCCCGCGTACTGTTACATATAATGTGTTGGCAAACTCTTCTGGGGTTCGTTCATTCAGAAATCGTTTAAGTGTAGGTCCACAGGGTGTCTTGTCTGCATATCGGGATACCAGATCAATTGGTGTTGCACTGTACCCCTGCTCATGCAACATAAGAATTGCTTCTTGATCCCACATCCCCCGAACATCATCAATATCAATGTGTTGTAATACCGATGCTCTAGTATGAGATTCTTTCAGTGACATTCCAGTAAGCATGGAAACGGCTGATGGCACACACCAAGCGGTGCCATCATATGCTTTGGTGTTAATCGGGGTCAGCATTATGCGGCAATCCGTTTTTTAGAAGCCCCGTTGATTGCTTTTCCGAGATTAACCCTATCACCGGCTTTGGTTCCTGCACCATGTGCGGTCCCATTATTAGTTCGTCCAAAACCCTTCCCATGACCAAGACGGCTTCCATATTTGGATTTTATGGCTTCGTTGATCTGTTTTGCCTTCTGTTTTTCAATATCAATCATCACCAATGCGGTAGAACTATCAATCTTTTCATCAGCAATTTTCAGAGTGTTTTGGGGTACTCCATCTGCTGCATCTTGGCGATCTTTATCTGCTTGTTTCTTCATATTGGCAAGACGTTGACTAATACGGGAGGCCATTGCTTGCTGAAATGCGGCCTTTGCCCCGCGACCAACCCCTACAGTTTCTTTTTTATATTGTTTATATCCATCATCCATGGCTTTGCGAATAATGGCAAGCAGATAATTTGCTATTTCAACATCGGGTTTATCACCAGTGATATCGACACCACCCCCGTAATATCCACGATTCGCACGATAAACAATATGTGTGTTGGTGAAATTTTGTACAGCCCAAAAGGTTTGAATAATCCGATGGCGATTGCCACCATTCATACAAGAAGTATCAGCAACCTCGGTGATCACATCAATAGTAATACGACCTTCGGATTCAGCCAGTGCCAGTTCCGCTTCTTCAACATGATAAGAATCCATCAATTTTGCGGCCATTGCCAAAGAAGTCATTGCTTCAGCTTCGGTACTACCACCATTTTCTGCCCGATTACGAAGATTGATAATTCGTTCCAGCATTTTATCACGTTGGTTAGTTGATTGATCAGTCATGTTAGTCTCCGTGTGAATTGATATTGTTTATGACCTCACCATACAGGTTATTCATAATGATGTCAACATGTATTAATTATCACAATGTTGTAACAATTATCACTTTTTCAGATTCATCCCTTGAANTGGAAATCAATTTTCCTATTATATTATATATAGATTCACTTATAGATTCACTTATAATTATAATCTAGATTCATAGAAAACGATGAAAGCTGTCCTTGCCTCTTACTAAAAATGTTATTAGAACTTGAATCCCTGGTAGTTTTAACTTTGTTACAGAACTTTGTATAGAAAGTGAATCTAGAAGGTGAATCTAGAAGGTGAATCTAGAAGGTGAATCAGAACTTTGTATAGAGAGTGAATCCAGAGAGTGAATCTAGAAGGTGAATCATACCATAAATATTAGGTAATCATTGATGATACTTTGTAGGATGAATTTATGAAACTTATTGATTTGATAGAACGGAGACATCAGAAGACTAATTTAATGTACCATGGAACATCTAGTATCTATTTAAAATCCATTCTAAAACATGGTTTATTAGCCAATCCGCCTAGACGAACCTATGATGGTAATTATGGTAATCAAGGTTATGATACTTATGGTGGAATTTATCTAACCCCCAGAAAAAACATGGCAGAAGAGGCAGCAGAGTATACCACTGATGCTGTTGGTGGTGAACCAATGGTAATTATGGTTCAATATGTACAGGGTTCTGGAAATATCGATGAGGATATCATTACTCACATCATTAATCAGATAGTATATAATGATTTTGATAATTATGATGTTGAAAAATATGAAACATATAATGAATACACTGATCACTTTAAAAACACCGTAATTGATGATATGGTAACAAGCGGTATTAATAGATTACAAAAAATTGGAAGATTGGGAAAACCTGTTTCCCAAGCACTCCATAAACTTTTTGAAATTATACTTAATACTGTAACGGATGAATATTTAGAGGTCCATGGAATAATGGATATAGTTGGGGATAATCCAAAATATAAGAATTATATTAGTAGTATAATGCAGAATATAACAACAAAAAAACCAGAAAATACACAAGTTTTACATAACATTGGGTTTAAAGGAAAAACCAGAATTATTCAGATTTCAATTTATGAAAACATAATCTGGTCAGCATCAGATATGGATATGGAAAATATATCAGATAATTCGTTGTGATATGTTCAATTGGCTAATAGCCATTCATATTTGAGACTTCCACAATCATAGATACGATCATACCCGAGGTTAACCATATTTTCCCATTCGGTCATTCTGGGATCACCACCCAATTTATTCACCACGATATGCTTTCGGAAGTTGTACCGGTGTTTCCGTTCAATGGAAGAATTCTTAAAATACCAATAATTCGGTTGTGTTGCATCTACCAATTCAAAATCCTAANGAACTATACAACCCCTTGATNGTGGAGTACCTACGATCAGCAAAACTGATGATATGATGNGGTGAATAATTCTTGATAAAGTAATTGAATANTTTCGATGCCATACCAGCATACGATTTTCCATCAGAACAAAACCTAAGTAGCTCAACATGATCCTTTTTGGAACTACCCAATGCCGCTCTTGCTTTCCCAAATACCATAACCCCAACCAACTCATCATTGAAGAAGGCACCCATCTTACAGAACCCAGCATTGCCAGCACCCTGAATATGATACTTGTCAATAAAAACTTTAGCTTCTTTCCATTCGATATCTTTGATTACCAATTTTCGAGCACCAACCCCTTTTTGGGATTGTCCCAACAAATGAGTAAGTCTTGATTTAACAATCTCTTGCTTATTGATCCATTCATCTTCAAAAATATGAATCAACCGATATCCCAGTTCCTCACACAAATTAGTCTTGTTCTGATGATATTTTTTACTCTTATTCCCAAAATACTCCGAATGCCACCGAAGACCATCATACTCAATAGCAATCTTGAGACCGTGATGAACCATGTCCAATTCCAATGGTTTAATCAAAGTTCGATCAGATTGATCCCAACCACTTACTAGAGATTTAACATAGTCAAAGATTTGCATTTCTGCCAATGATACATGGTTTCCACATTTAGTACATCCATCACCCCGATAGTGAGCCATTGGCCGTTGTTCAAATTCACCGTGTTCTGGGCAAATTATCGTCATGGGTGTAGAACTATTCGTAAATGTATTTTCTACATATTGATACTTGTCACCATGCATTTGTTTAAATCTCCCTAGATAGTATTCAAAGTCTTTAGCAACCCCACCCACACATTTTGGACAATTCGCACCATTATAATGCTCACTGGCACTTTGTTCAAATTCACCGTGTTCTGGGCAAATTACCACAACTACATCATTCGCACCAACATGTGTAGCATCTTTTAAATCATATTCATAATAATGTTTGTGCATTTTATTACTCCGTTCCAAAAAATCAACCGCTGTTTGTTTTGAATAAAATCCGTCAGTACAATAAGGGCATCCACGTTTCTTATGTATCAATGAGGTAGGGGTTTTTTTAAAAAACCCATGTTCTGGATTCTTCGCACACCCGATGATAACTTCTTTATGAGTATTCTCATAAACAGCATGGGATAAATCTAATGCATCACCATGAATTGATTTTACGTCATTTTCAAATTGGTCTTGTGTTTTTCGTTTATTACTGATTTTTCCACGGTTTTTATCAGCCATACTATTAATCCCACATTGGGGGCAACCCTGACCCTCTGCATGTTTTGCAGCTTTCTGGGTAAAATAACCATGTATTCGACATCTAATAGTGACATGGTTACCACTACCATTATACACAGTTTCAGAATAGTCATACCGATTACTATGTACTTGCTTTATTTTGGCAAAAAAATGATCCGAATATTTATGTTTCATACTCGTTATCTATCAACATCAATAAGTATTGTCAACCCCTAATCGGTAATGGAATATTACCACTATCTCCCCACATCATCAGATCATCTTCTAATGCAGTCATCTCATCATGACCGGCCTGTTTAAGCTGTTCGCCTTTGGTAACAGTCCCACCTTGTGGCCCACTTATTGTGCCAAATAAACTCAATTTTTCACCAAGAATTGTCTTAGAAACAGCCAAAGTATAATTGCGTAACCATGTGTAAGCCCAATGATCATTTAACAACTCACTAATATTTTTTAATACTGATAATTCCAACATGATATATTCTTTACGTCTCGGAACCTGATAGATCACTAATGTATTATTTTCTGGTCGGTAATTGAAATTAATCTCGGTGGCGAAAATACGTGAAATGGTTTCCTGATACTGTGAAAAGAACTCAAAAGTTGGGAGATCGATTGCACCAGCGCCCCCAGTTGAACCTCGTAGGATTGTATTAGCTGTAGCAGCACCAAATGATTCAAATCCACCGATTTGACCAATACCCCCAAAAGCACCCCCAGACCGATTAATTTTTTTAACAACATCAACTCTCTTATGAAGTACATATGATGCTTGTCCGATTTGTAATTCAAGAAAACCGAATGTTTCATTAACAGATCGAGAGCTTCTTGTGCGGTACATATCGAGTGCGGTTGTAAATGCTATAGAATAGTCGTCCTGTTCCAATTGAACCGGAATGGATGATCCACCCAAAAGTGTGTTACAATGGTAAAATAGTTTCCCAAGACGTTTGCGACCATCATCATCAAGTTCAGCCAAATCGGATGGTTCTAGTAAAAAAGCATCAGCCATAATATATTCTCCTATGCTTATTTAGTCAAAACCCATTGACAATATATATTCAAATTGTTATATCGAATATATCTATTAAGAGAGCAACCCATGCATATACTTGGAAAAAAATTATCAAAACCAGAACAAGATTTGTTTGTTTATAACAGTATGGATGGCTTACTCGCGTTCTTATATTTTGTGATAGACATTCTAATCACCTTTGGTGTTGTATATGCTATGATTACTCATCCTACCTATGATTTGCTTAGATATATTATTTCTGGATATTATCTAGGAATGTTAATATACATAATATTCGCGATCTATGGGTATTCCACAATGGTTAATAAAGGGAATTATCCCCCCATTTTGAAGAAGTCTTTGTTACGATTGACTAACAATATTTTAGATTGGCCATTTGGACAACGGGCACTACCACATATAACCAAACATGTGGTCACTGTATTAGTGCTGATTTATGGATCAATGATATCGGGGTGGCATATGGTTGGTATTATAGTATCGATCATTGGTATGGGTACATTAATTATCAAATATTATCAAGCCATATTGACATTGATAATAATGAATAAAGCGTTATCAAATGTGAAACCCAGCAGCTAAAGCAACTGGGTTTTTGGGGTAACTCACATTGATGTAATATTTGTACTACATGTTATTTGTACCCATATCGGCGTACATGCACACCGATGGGTATATGGGCTATTACAAGCCCCACAGCTAGGGCATTTCCATCCCAATAGTACTGGTGGCTCAGGTTTGCGTAATGGGCCTATAGGTGGCTCTTGGGGCATCTCAGGGAGTGGGTTGATATAATTAATATGTGTCATTTGGTCCACCCCTCTGGTATGGTACACCCAATTTGATTATCTGCTGGAAATGCAGATCGTGTTTTGTAAGATTTGGTTGATTTAAATTTCTGAATAGGCACACCGCGATCCTTCAACCCCCGCAGGGTATCATATTCGAAAACAAATTCACCAATGGTTCTACCTCTAATAAAAGAACCAATGGTTGTATTAAATTCTACGGATTCTCCAAATTTGGTGCCCATAGATTGCTCTATATCTGATTCAACAGAATACCAATCTGGTTGAACTGTTGAAGCCGATGCGCTCATAACCATCGTGTTATTATTTGCTGAACTAGCAATACCACGGAGTGCATCTGTGTTACATTCGGTTGTAGCAAATCCAGCAGAATTCAATATTTGTGAGTCATGAAGTGACATATTACCAGATAGTTGTAATGTTGGAGTGAAATGTTCCTCAATCACCAAGAAACCGATCATGCCTTGATTCCCAGTGTCAACCTTAGCACCA